GAACGGAATCCAGTTACCCGCACCTTTCTTAATTCTATTTAACCAAAGTCTCTGGATAGCTTCTTTTCTTGCATCAAACACATCCATAGGTTTACCATCATAAGAAGCACCCAAGACTTCGCTATTGCCGTCATGAGTACCTTCTCTAATGTATCGCTCAGTTTCTTGCGCTACCAGTAAAGCTAAGTCATTCTTCTGTGAGGTTGACAAACCTTTCCAAGCATCATCCCAATCAGTGCCCAAGGCTAATAAACCATCGTCACCTTCTGCTGAACTACCTGCTGTTGCCAAAGCAATAGCGGCTTGTTTAACTTTAGCGTTAGAAACGTCAATACCTTTCGCATCCGCGCCTCTTCTTACGTCTGCCCTATCTTCTTCTGTCTCAATCCTTGCGGGGTCAACTGGTGTATACTTAGTATCAATCCATTTACCGTCTGCATCATATATCAACTCTCGCGTACCGTAGATAGTCTCTAAGTTATTATTTCCGTGGTCGAGTTTCCAATGACCCACTAGCTTCCTTTCTGTTATATTCTCTCCTGTGGGAGTCTTGCCTGTTATAACCTCCACAGGCTTCACACCTGTAACGGAGACAGCGGGAGTAATATCTTTCTGGTGCAACTTAACTAACTGAGATAGTTGGTCGGCTGTAAACTTAGCACCACCCGCAATAGCTTTGTACAGTTCATCGTTTTCGCCTATGCCCATGCCTATTAAGAAATTTAATTGTTGCTCCTCAGTTCCCTTAGAGGCGGCTATTGCTTTTCGAGTAGTTTGGATAACCGACATTGCTTGTGCTTGAGTCATTGCACCTTCGTTCCACAAAGCTAAGTCTGAGGTTAGTCCTAAATCCATTAAAGCATTAGTAATGGATTGTTTGGAGTTAGCCTCTTGTTCTTCTTTTTGAGTCTGTTCTTTTATTTCTCTTATCTGTTGCAGTGTTCTTGTAGCACCTACGAAATCACCTTCAAGCTGTTGTAGTTTGGCTACCTTTTCTAAGTCAGTAGCGGCTGACAAATCTAATTGTGATGCCGCTGTACCTTTTCTAAGTCAGTAGCGGCTGACAAATCTAATTGTGATGCCGCTGTTTGAATCTGTTGTTGTGCAGTAGGCTGACCACCCGACAACATACCACGAATACTACCCTTCATTCTGTTAGCCGCTTGTGCGCCCAGAGCCATGCGTTGTTGGGCTGAGTTCATAGAGCCGAAATTAGCCATAGGGTCAATACCCTTGCTAGAGATACCTGTCAATAATCCTGTTATGTCTGTAGCCATTATTTATTATCTCCTATTATTCCCAATCAACGTCACGCGCTACGACTTCTTCCTCATCGTCATCGCCACCTAAGCCTAGCCATCTTAATGCGTCATCTCCAATATTTTTAATCCAAGATGGAGTTTCAGCATCACCAAAGCCTAACGCTGACCAAAGCCCCGCGTCACCACCTAGAGTAGCAGGGTCAATACCCAACGCTTTAGCGCGTAGTATATCTTCCATTGAAGGTGCTTGTGGCATAAACGCATCCATCATAGCTTGCTGTTGTTGTAACTCAAGGCGGTTAGCTAAATCAGAACCCTGTAAGAACGACTCAACACCACGCCCTTCCATTTGACCCCATAGCTGTGCTTGTGTTTGCTGTGCGTCTTGCTGTAGTTGCTTAGGTGCGATACCTGCCCCTAGTAAACTCATCATCTGATTCTCAGGCACATAGGACTGCCCCATTAAACCAGAAGCTAAGGCGTAGTCTGCCTGACGTTCCTGACCCGCCATTGTACGAGCGTCTAGTGCCGCCTTGCTCATAGCTTCTTGACGCGCTTGTTCTAAAGCAAACATTTCAGGGTTAGCACCACCGAACATACTGGACTGTAAACCTAATCGTCCTTGTCCTAGTAGACGCTCTTCCATAGCCAAACGCTGACGCTGTTCTTCTGGAGTTTGTGTCGCTCGAATGTCGCCGTAGATTTTGTCGGCTCTAGTCTGAACACCATCCGTATCATAGCGTAGCTTGTTGAATATATTTGACGCATCTGTAAACAAAGTATTAGACAGCCCTGCTTGCTGAGGGTTCATCCTTAAGTCTACAGAACCATCAGGACTAGTTATAGATGTACCTGTCCTACCTGTGACTGTAAAAGGTTTAAACTCTGTTTTAGTTTCTAAGTCACTTGCCAAATCTGAGGACATATCCATCCCCAGTTTACCTGCCGCCATAGCACCTTCTTGCCCTGATTTCCCAGAGTAGTATGCGCCTAATGCCCCAAGTAGGTTTGTAATATCACTCACGAGAATGTCCCTCCGCTAATTGTACCACTGACTTTTCCAGTACCCAAGGCTAGAGTTCCCGACCCATCTATAGTTACTGTGCCTGTAAAAGTAGGTGCGGCTTTGTCTGCCTTAGTGTTTACTGCTGTTTGAATAAGTCCAAACTCAGTGTGAAACTCTGTAGCGGATACTCGCTTACCTGCTACACCCGAAGCTAACGCATCTTTGTTAACCCATGTATTTGAATATGTATAATCTGACATTTTATGCTAGTCTCCCAAGTGTGGCATGAATACCTAATTTTTGAAGTGAATAAGGTGAACCGTAAATCATTATCCGTAAACCCGCTGTTAATACTTGACCACTTCCCTGTCCTTGTACTATTGGTGTATGTACCTTTGTACCTGTTGAATACTCAAACACCAGTGAACCTATGTTATCTGTATCGATGTCACTTTCAAATTCAGATTGTGCTACAGCGTTACTTGTGCCTGATGTTGTCTGCGTTGTGTATTCACTCTCAGAAGTAGGCAACGCAGGTTGAGGATATGTACCGATAAACTCTTCATCCTCTTTGTAATCATAGTACCAGATAATGCCTGAGTTGTTTTGAAAGGTATTACCAACAGCAACCACTTCAAACTTCTTAACAAACTTAAGATTAGAAGGTTGACCAAAATCCATCGGATTGCTCTTGTACTCCATAACATAGTAAAGAGTACCGCCACCGTAAACGTCTACGTCTAAGTGTCCTTGATACTTGTATAATCCGTTCTTCCTACCCATCAGCAAACCTTGTGGGCAGTCGCAGAAAGCATAAGGGTATATACCATTGCTAGGCGCAGACAGCGCGTTAGAGTCATACCAAGTTGTTACCCTAGCCGCCCCATCAGGTAGAATGTTCTGTAAGGAAAAACAATAGACTAGGTGTTTATCGGGCATGGATATTAAATAAAAACCCTCGTCATGGGCATATACGCTTGCCATCTGGTCGCGGTCAGCGAAGCTAATATCAGCTAGGAAAGTGTTATGTACGTTCTTACTTAGGTTGCCCATCGGCATAGACTTTTCTTGGATAGTACGTCCAAGTGTCCTTAAACCATCACCAGATAAAAATACAACGTCTGTGCCTGTGAATTGAACAGTATCTCTAGCAAGGCAACCTACGTTCCTAACAGTATCACTTAGCGTCATAGACGAAGGAGAGTTAGCCCCTGAATAAACAACGATGGAGTTCTTTCCAAAGATAACTAGGAATCCATTGTGTGCCGCCAGTGCTGTAATTTCGTCATAACCATTGGGGAATACGGTTGACAAGTCTAAAGAGCCTGATGTACCGCCTGACCACGCTCTACCGTTTAAAGTGTCCGACCAGTACAGTGTAGTTCTTTCTTCCGTTGCATTAGAGTCAGCTATCCACACACGACCATAAGCTGACAACGCTTCATGTGCGTATATAGGTACTGTACCAACTACGCCTGTAGCGGCTGACATCAACTTAAGTGTGTATACACCATCTTCTCTGGTATATACCATAGGCTCATGCCCACGTTGGAAAAAGTAAGCAACATTCTGTAACTGTACTATCTTCCAGTTATCATCTGTGATTGAAACACCCGCAGGTGTTATGTCTGTCGGTGCGCTTAACCCTTCAAATATTTTATTGTCAGCCGCCAGTAGATACTTTTCGTTACCGTCTGCATCTACAAATCTAAATATAGCCTTAGTAGCTTTTTGGTTATCGGATGCGCCTGTAACCTTGTTAATGTAAGTGTACCCTTTACGAGCCGCTATGCGACCATGCTTATCAATAACACAGTTCTCAGCCTTAGACGCAAAGGAGGGGTCAATAGCCGCAGGGGAATCTTGAGTATTTAAACCCGCGAAACCTACAGCTTCTATTGTGATATTCTGTAATTGAGGCATTATACTGTATACCAGATAGTTTCAGTTGAATGTCTAGCCGCATCCATAGCGATTGCATCGGCTAACGTAGTGTCTGCTTGAGCAAACAACTCAGCGGAGTTCATGCCGCCTGTCTCTCCTCTCTCCCTAGATGTTAATGCTACAGCGTACTGGATAACAGGTAGCGAAGGTACGGCTACTGTGTGGCTTGTGTCGTCCGTAAAGGTTGTGCTTCTATCTACCACATCCAACTTAATTGAATGAGTAGCATCAGGAGTAGGATATAGTTTTACTTGTAATTCACTATTACTAACACCGCTAAACATATAGTGTGTAGGTGCGCCTGATACACCATCTGAAAGTAAAGTTTTGTCATTCATCCATTGTTGGCTTACTTGCTTAAGTCTACGATTACCAGTATCGTCAACAACGTCTAGTACCTTAGTACCTTGGTTTAAGTTATTCAGCGTATACTCTGATGTGCCGTTGGAAGTAGTTAAAGTATAAGTTGTTCGTAATGCCGACCAATCCCACGCTTCTTCTACGATACGCACAGCGTCATTAACAAAACAACCAACCAACTTTCCGTAAGCCGTTGAACCCGAAGCGGCACTACCACCCGCAGTTCCTTCAACAGAATCTACTTCTGCTTCTCTTAAGCGTTTCAATACATTATTTACAAGAGTTAAGTAATTCATTAGAGTGTCACACTCCTCGGTTCTAAAATGTTAAAAGTTGGGTTCTGTTGATTCAACCCTGTTATCGCTTGCTCTAAGGGAGAAGCTGTTTGTTGCTTAATTGCCTGTGGCTTGATGTCGGCTTTCCCGCCTACGCCTATCTCAGTATCGAATGTAAATAACTCTTTATCAAACAACGACTCTACTGGAGTTCGGCTAGAGCGTTTAGGTTTATAGAACGGCTTATCCGCACTCCCATAACCACTCAACAGTCCTTTAAGGTCAATGTCTATATTATCTTCAAGCCACTGTAGAGTAGGGTCAACTAACTCGTCACCTACATAGTCAGCAACATCATCTGCAACATCTACTGCATCCTCAAAGGTATCGGCTATAACGTCTTTGGCAGGTTCTACGAAATCCTCTGCCGCACCTAAGCCTGTCTCAATTACGTCCGCACCTGCCTCAATTACATCCCCACCTGCCTCAACTACTTCTGTTACAGCCTCACCAACAGGGCTATCAATTACTGCTTCCGCACCCGCTACTAGAACATCACCGAAGGCTTTAACTGATTCAGGGGTATCAATGTTTATGTCTATACTTGGGAAAGTCTCTCTAGCCCAATCCCATGCGTCACCTGCTACTTCTTTTACGATGTTCCCTGCATCATCTGTAAACGTACCAACAAGAGAATCTGTTGCGCTCTCACCTTTAACAGCTACATCGTGTGCTGTGCCTACAATATAATCATCAAAGACTTGCTCACTCATGCCCAATGCTTCGGGTGTGATACCTACGTCAGAGAAGGTGGTTTTAATCAAGCCCTTAGTAACGTGCTGACCTGCCCAAGAAGTTACACCTGCTTTTAGTGCGTCCTCTAAGTCACCGCCCATCATAAGTGCCCTCGCACCATTAATGATAGGGGCTAATTGAGGCTGAACAACGGATAGGATAGACATACCCACATTGAACAGCTTACCAAACGTACTAGGCTCTGGGGGATTAGCCCAACCTATCATATTGTAATCGCCCATTGCTCCCATGTGGAAGTTATCCCTACCCGCAATGCTAGAATTAAGGGCTGTGCCTGTATTCAAGTGCATACTAGGCGTTTGGTTCATCACACCAACATCAATCCCTTGACCTGTCTCTAAATGTACTTCCTGACGATTTAAGTAATCACGCATTACAGCCGCTTGAGCATCAGTCGCTATCTTCCAAGGGTCGTTAGCATCTGCACTATTGAATCGTTCAAATTCTGCTTGTGTTTGGAAGTCAGGTACGCCTTCGTTTAGTAACGTAGTTATCGCATTATATTCCTCAGAGCCTTGTTCATACTTGGCTCGTTCAGCATATAACGTCCCTGTGTATACACTGTCTGCATATTGTTTCGCATCAGTAAAGTTAGTAGGAGTTGAGTAGTCAACGTCTACCGCTGTCTCAGCCGCTCGTCTACCTGAATCACGGTTGTCTAAGTCTTGTCTAAGATACTTGAAATCTACCTCTACAGCCCAAGGACGTACTTCGCCAGAAATCATGCCCTGACGTAGCTGTTCAATTCCTTCAAGTTCAGCATCAGTGAACAAACCTGAATCTCTAAAGATTTTAGCCTCTCTCTCAAGCTGTTCAATCTGTTCGTCCGAAGCTACACCGTCCGTATCATAAGTAGCATCGAAAGCCCACGAAGCAGGTCGTCGAGGGTCGGGGTAGTAAGTCACGCCATTTAGTACATAAGGCTCGTTGTCTGATTCGTAGTTAAAAGTCTTATCTTCTAAGCCCCAATCGAATGTATCAGGGTCGTATGTGAACTCGTCTAAGTAAGAAGGGTACTGGCTTGTTCCTCCTTCTCCTTCTTCAACGTCTATGCCGCTATCTGAGGGTGCTCCCGCTCCACTATAGTTGTCTTTAGTAGGTTCTGTCCATTCAGTATCATCAGTACCATCTGTAGCATCTGTAGCATCTGTAGCATCAGTAGCGTCAGGAACAACCGCATCTGAACTACGAAGTTCAGTAGGAGGGGAGGAAAGACTCCAGTTGTCTATTTCTTCCTGAGAATAAGGCAACTCTGTACCTGTGGCTTCTGCCATTATGTTAGCTACATAATACTCATTGAAGCCAGTGGGATTCTCTCGCATTATTGCCATAGCGTCTGCGGCAGAAACAACACCGTCACCGTTGATGTCAAAGTCAAGGGTACTAGCTAATGCAGAATCAGCTTCCTGTGTAGTATCATCTTCGTTGATGTCTGTCGCTTCTTGTTCTGTTACTTCTTCTTCTTGTT